ACAGGCAGAGACTATACTAATAACAATCAGAGACCACCACCTCTACCACCAACATATGCTCCTATGCAACAGAACATACCAGAGCCTGCACCTCCACCTGATATTAATGATACTACAGGTAAGAAGGTAACAGCTGGTACACAAACCATAGGGGACTATAACTATAATAGTCAGTCAGCTCAAGGCTTAGATGGTATGACTTCAGGAGGTGTACAAGGTACTACCTCATCTGCTGTATCTACAACACGTAGGAAACCTAATGATATGTTGGGTATTAATTTAGACCTAACAGATAGAGTAGGAGTTACAGTATAATGAAAGCTACAGAAATACAAGAGAAGTTTGGTTTAACTGAGACACAATATGATGCTCTCAATATAGTCAAGGACTCTCTAGAAGGAACATGGAAAGACTGTGCACAGTTAACACTACCATATATCTTCCCAGAGGAAGACTTAGATTCAAGTGAGATGTTACCTAGTCCATATAATAGCTTAGGTCCTAGTGCAGTTAATGCTCTATCGGCTAAGTTACTACTAGCATTACTACCACCTACTGGTCCTTTCTTCAGGTTGTTACCTGATGATAAAACCATAGGAGAGTTACCACCTGAAGAAGCAGCACAGCTAGACTCAGAATTAGGAGACTTGGAACAAGAGGTAGTAGAACAGATAAATATAGAGGGACTTAGAGTACCACTATATGAGGCACTTAAGTTACTAGTTGTAACAGGTAATGCTATGTTGTATAAGACTAAGCAAGGTGTTAAAGTATTTAGTCCACATCAATATGTGGTTAAGAGAGACTTTATAGGTAACCTAACTGAAGTAATTATCAAAGAACGTATGGCTTATGTATCCTTACCTGATAAGGTTAAGACACAACTAGAAGAGGAAGCCTCTTTAGACACAGATGAAGTCGATGAAAAAGGTATCAAGCTAAAGAACATTGATGTTTATACTAGATGTTCTAAAGAAGGTACAGATAAGTTTCAAGTATGGCAAGAGATAAAGGGTGTAATTATAGACGGTAGTATTAAAACATATACTACTAATACACTACCTTACATAGCACTACGTTGGAGTACAGTAAACAATGAGGACTACGGTAGAGGTTTAGTTGAACAATACTTGGGAGACCTAAGAAGCCTCGAGGGTTTAACACAAACCATTGTAGAGGGTTCAGGTATTGCAGCACAGTTTATCTTTGGTCTAAGACCAGGCTCAACACTTAATGTTGAGGACTTAAACAATGCACAGAATGGTGAGTTTGTATTAGGAGACTTAGAGAGGGAGGTATCTGTACTACAGGTTAATAAAGGACCTGACCTTCAAGTCCCTATGCAGATGATACAAGAGATAGAGAGTAGGTTAAGTAAAGCCTTCTTGATGGTACAAGGTAACATTAGAGACTCTGAAAGAACTACAGCAGTAGAAGTAAGAGCAACAGTAAATGAACTTGAGGCAACCCTCGGGGGAGTATATACTGTACTAGCAAGTGAATTACAGAAACCACTTATTACTTTAATACTACAACAGATGGCACCTGCTGCTCTTAAAATTACAGATGTATCTATTACAACAGGTGTATCAGCTATCAGTAGAGAGCGAGACTACCAGAACCTTAACACTATGGTACAAGCTGTTAGTCAGTTTGGACCTGAAGTTATGCAACAGTACTTAAAGATGGGAGCTTACTTTGAGAAGTTAGCTACTTCATTAGGTATGGATGCTAAGGATATAGTTAAGTCAGATGAAGAGATAGCAGCTGAACAACAACAACAGATGCAACAGCAACAACAGATGATGGAACAGCAACAAGCTGGAGAACAAGAAGCTGCATTACAACAAGCAGCCATAGACCAACAAGGAGCATAAATGAAATTCAATAGTGTACAAGAATACCAAGACTGGTTAAAGAGTAGAGAGGTAGTACAGCCTAAGGCTGAACCAAAGAAGAAGCCTAGCCCAAGACCTAGGAAGAATACGGAAGAATACAACTAAAGCTAAGAAGGAAGACTAGATGCCAGCAGAAGCACAAGGAGAAGTAGTTGCACAAGAGGAGCAGATTGAAGTTGAGACAGGACCAGCGAATGAGACAGAACAAGAAGAGGTTACTACACTTCCTTCAGACACTGAAGAATTCGTTATGCCAGACAAGTTTCAAGGAAAATCTGCAGAGGATATAGCTAAGAGCTATATGGAACTAGAGAAACACAAGGGTACACAAGAAGGAGTACCCCCTGTAACGCCTGGAGTGGCGGGAGAGCCTGAAGCCCCGAAGGAAGAGTCAGGTGACTCAAAGTACCTAGAAGAGTTTCTAGCCACTGGTGAGCTTTCTGAGGACTCCTATAAGGAGCTAGAAGAGAAGGGTGTATCTAAAGAAAAGATAGATGATGCACTAGAGTATGAGAAATACAAACAAGATAAGGCCACCAAAGAGATGGCTGATGTAGTTGGAGGTATTGAGAAGTACTCTGCTATGGAGAAATGGGCAGTTGGTAACTACTCCGAAGAGGATAGAGCAGCCTTCGTAACAGAGTTCCAAGGGTCAGGTAAGCTAGCTAGAGAGGCTCTACTAAGAGACTTGTATGCTAACTATACTAAGGCTAATGAAGGGACTGATGTAATTCATACTAATGAAGGGCAGTATACACCTAAGAAAGGGTATGCCTCAGAACATGAGTTCCAACAGGACTTAGCTGATAGAAGGTATGGTACAGATAGAAGCTATACTAAGATGGTTGAGGCTAAGATGGCTAAGACTAAAGCAAACTGGTAACAGTTTAACCAACCTTAGGGTTGGGTTGAGAGCAAAGGGTTTTTCTCCTTTGACTTTGCTCTCTACCAAGCCCTACTTATAACACCTACGGGTGTGTAACATTGGATAACTTAACGGTTTAGGAAGTAGGTATAACACTATAGGTGTTAGAGAAAATTATAAATATTTAAGGAATAAATATGAGTGCAATGGTCGCTGCCTTACACAATAAGGATGCAGGTAGAGCAACAGCTCTAAAATTATATTCAGGAGAGGTCATCAAGGCCTTCAGAGAAAAGAACGTAGCATTAGCTACAGTTAAGTCAAGAGAAATTTCAGGTGGTAAAACATCTCAGTTCATTGTAACTGGTAAAGCAATAGCAGGAGACATCCAGACTCACGTAAGAGGTGAAGAAGTTGTATCTAAGTTACTAGCTAACGACGAGGTAACTATCACAGTTGATACTAGATATGTACACTCACACTTCTCAGATGACCTAGATAATAAACTAGCTCAGTATGACTTACGTTCAGAGATGTCAGCTCAGTCTGGTGAAATTCTATCAATTAAAATTGATAAGGATATCTTCTACGGTATCACACATGATGCTGGTAGTATGGTACCACTAACTAATGGTCAACTAGCTGCAGCAGTAGTTACAGCTGTAGGTTATGCAGCAGGTTCAACAGCTCAAGAGAGAGGTGATGCACTTATTCAAGCTCTGTTTGAAGCTCGTTCAACACTGAATGAGAGAGATGTATCAGCAGAGCCTACTGTAATGGTAACACCTACAACTTACTATGAAGTAGTACAGTCAACTAGAGGTACCAATGCGGACTATACTTCTAACAATGGTGGTATTGACTCAGGTAAGGTACGTAACATTGCTGGGTTTAGCCTAGGTTGGACTAACCACCTAGACCTCACAGACCAGTCAGGTGGTACAGGTATTGATGCTCAGAAGCTTATCGCTTTGATGTATACAAAAGATGTATTCGGAGTAGTTAAGGCTATGGACTTAAAGTCTGAAGCTAACTATGACTTCCGTAGACTGGGTTACCAGTTAACTTCGTATTACGCAATGGGAATGGGAGCTCTAAACAGTACAGGTTTGATACTTATCAACTCTGACTAAGATAGTTAGTACTACCTTCGGGTGGTACTATAGTGTTTTAATACAAATAAGAAAGGAGGCTATAATGCCAACAACAACAGTATTCCAAGATGGGTCTGTATATTCTAAGACTAAGCTAAATATGATGAATAAATGTCTA